ACCATTCTTCCCGCCATTCTTCCCGCCATTCTTCCCGCCATTCTTCCCGCCATTCTTCCCTCCAAGCTTTAAGGGGTAAACTGAGAATATGGACGAAAACGGCACAGACGAAACAGCGCAACTCCACAGCAGGATCCAACACAGCGTAAAATCTGCGTATGAGTTCAAAATCGCCTCGGCGGATGGAACCAATCCCGATATTCTGGCCGACTGCGCTGGCAAGGTCACTCTTATCTTCAACATCGCCGGAGGATGTGGCAACTATCCCCAACTCGTTGCACTAAAAGAGTTGGATGATCGCTATAAGGATGAACCTGACTTCCAAATGAAAGGCATCGTTGTCGATGACTTTACTTGCCACGGCTACGGACCCTTCAATGATGGGTTAGAAGTGTTTGCCGAAAATGAAGAGAGTGGCGAGTATGAGAACCTAACTTCTGGTCAAATCTCTGAAAAGTATGCCCGAGACAACTACGGCGTCGAATTTGAATTCTCCGAATGCACTAACGGAAGGTTCGACAAGCACATCTACGATCCTGAATGGCAGCCTGGAACAGTGTATGAGCAGGAAATGCATCCATTTTGGCAATATCTGGTGAAGTGTGATGATCTTCCGCGAGACGAAAATAATTTGCCCCATCACTATGAGGAAAGTCCCTGGTCTACAGAACCGCAGACAGTTGATTCCTCCAAGCCAGGATTTGCCGGGCTTCAAGGCAACTTTGAAAAGTTCCTTATCGGTAGAGATGGTAAACACCTACGTCGGTATGCCAACGGATTCCTTCTCGGGGAACGACATACAGACGGACGGTTCTTCTCGTGGTGGATGGATGAAATAAACCCACCGCCAATACCCGACTGGGATGACCCAGAGTGGTATGACCACAACGGCAACACCCGTCCAGAAATCATGGAAAAATACGGCATCGACGCAAAGGGACAATCCGTTTATCCAAATGGCATGCAAAGACGTGGAATTGAGGAATCGCTTGCGATCCTGTGTGCGGACATCGACGACATGCTCACCGGGAAAATTCCAGCGAATCGTGGCCCCTCTAACGAGGAAAATGTTGGGCAAGGCGGATCTACTGAAAACGAAGGTAACGAGGTGGACGGGGACGGTGTTGGCCGGAAGGGCTGGGTCAAGCAGTGGGGACCACCCACGCGGACAGCCGTTGAGGCACAGCAGGAATACGGAGCCAAGTTCCAGGCAGGTCGGGGAGTGCAATAGACCGGTGCTAAGCTGCACCTTATGCCCGACACGCAGATTGACGTTGAGCTAGAGCACTCGCTAATCGAGCCTGGACACTTCGGAGACTCTTCAGATAACATCATAATTATTAAGAATCTTGTTACACCCGAAGACCTCAAGATAGTCCAGAAGCTTCTCCCGGAGATCGAACATTGGTATAACCCCAGTCCGGACATCTTCAACGATGAGGGCGTGTGTATTTACGATGCCTCGTACTGGTGGGATCGTGTAGTCAATACGAGAATTCTTTATGATCATTATCTCGAATTGCATGATCTCGTCGACAAGTACAACATGCTCGTCAAGTATGCCATTGAGGAGAAATTTGGTTATACGGTCTGGATGAGACCACCCTGCATAGTGCGCTGGATACCAGGTTGTCTCCAAGAACCCCATGCGGACAAGCAGTTAAACGACGGAACACCCAACCCGTTTCCCACCTACGACATTAACTCAGTCATATATTGGAATGATGATTTCGAGGGTGGAGAATTCTACTACAAAGACCACAATATAGATCTGAAAATCGAAGCCGGTATGGCTGTGGCCCATCCAGGTGACGTTCACTACCTTCATGGCGTCAAGCCGATAACATCGGGAGTGCGTTGGACCAGCCCGGCGTTTACAACAATCCTTGACTTGGGAGACGAATAATGAAGATTGCTGGGTACTGCGGTAACCCGTTCATGGCCATCATGCTCTACAAGGAGGTGTGGCCTGACCCAGAGGGCTTGGTTGAGCGTTTAGAGAACGTCCTCGCCGACAGTGAGCACGAATTCTTCTGCTGGAAGAAGGCCACTGTCGGAGATGTTGAGGAAATGCTCGATTATCGAGATTGCAGTGATTTCAAAATCGGCGAAATGGCCTTGCCCGTCACCGCTGAAGGCTTTGAGGACCTGGAAGCTGTCTACAGGGACTTCATTGAGCCCGTCAGAGAGTGCGTTCACGGCGACTACGCGAAGAGGTACAACCTCACCCTGGAGTTTGAAGAAGCAACCAACTTTGTCCGGTACAACGAGGGTCAGCATTTCTCGTTACACCCCGATCACGGATTCTCTTATTGCGCCACGACCTCGACTATCGCTTGGCTCAATGATGGATACGAGGGCGGCGAGCTGGTCATCCCCTATATGGATATCAAGTTCACTCCGGAAGCTGGGGACCTCATGGTCTTTCCTTCCAACTATCCCTACGTTCATCAGTCGTTGCCAATCATCGGAGACAAGCCGAAGTATTCGGCGGTAACGATGTATGACTACAACGATCGAAATCATCAAGACCAAGGCCAACCACACGCATCGGTTCAGTATTCACTGGAGGCACAACAGCATGATGGACAAGTCCAATCTGCCTCCGCAACTTGAGGTTCTCCACCCCGAATTCATCGACAACATGGTCGGAACTAGATTTGGGGAAAATGGATTCTCTGCTGGAGTCGCTGCTTGGCTTGAGGTTGCGATCGTAGATATCGATGCTGTGTCTGGCGTGTGTCATTGCGCTTTCTTGGTCAAAGACCAGCACTTGATGTTTACCGGACAGTTGCATGGTGCTTGCTTAGCTTCTCTTGTTGATACAGCTATGCCTTTAGTTGTTTATCCTTTCGTTCCTCCAGGCACCTGGGTAGCGACCTCCAATCTCAGTATCAACTACTTGAAGAGCGTCGAGGGGGGCATTTGTGATGCCTATTCAACGATTGAATCGTTGAGTAAGAGCGCTGCCGTTGTTACAACCCGCATTGAAAACAACGGTCGTCTGGTTGCCCTCGGTTCTGGAACTGTCAATCTAAAGCGAATAGATGGCAAAAAACTCAAGGGCGAAACATGGAAGTAAGTCTAATACGCAACCATCAGAATCCTCCCGAGATTCGACAGTCTCGTCCTCGACGAGATTGGATGGACGAGAGTTACAAAAAGCATGCTTACAAATGTCTGCCGTTGACTTCTGCCAATACGCACGGCTGGGAAGTTATCTTGCAGCAGGACGTTACTGTCGTCCTAGACAGTCCCACCGACATACCTAGGGTGGTCGACGGTCAAACAATCACTCATAAACTAATCCATACCCAACCTCAGGCTCCCGAAGTTCAGCCAGAACCGGAACCAGAACCAGACCGTAGATGGGATGGAGATCCACCTAAAAGTTGGAGTAACGAAAAGAACCAAGAGCGCTTACAGCAGTTTCGACTGGAACCGGAGTCGGAGCCAGAAGTAATAGAACATTCCTATGAACGCGATATTGGAATGCCGTCAATTATTGGAATCATCTCATTAGCTGTTGACTGGGTTATGAACCCCCCTGAGGGTTACAGCACTATGATTTCTGGTCCGCCCAATTACTTTATGGAAGGCGCAGTTCCCCTTACCGCCGTTATCCCGGGTTGGTGGCCCGATCCCTTTGCCATGAATTGGAAGATCACTCAGTACAACACTCCGGTCACATTCCCGAAAGGGATGCCGTACATGTGGTTCACTTTCGTGAAGGACGATTTTCTTCCGGACATCAGGTTCAATGTAGGTAACACTTGGGATGACGAGAGCCAAATGGAGGAGCGCCAAACTTACGGGGAGGAAAAGACTCGTAAGGAGATCGAGGAACCGTGGACATGGGTGGGCGGTATCCGGACTGGACTATTGGAACCCGAAGGCAAGCGAGTTGGACCCAAATTTGAAGGACATCCGGTTCTGGATGTCCCCATTTGGGAGAACTGATGTCGGAACAGACACGTCATGACACGTCAATGGCAGACGCGGATCGACCACGCCAACGTGGTGACGGTAGAGATTCCCCCAGCGGTGGTGGGGTCGCTTCAGGATTACATTTAGGCAAACTGGGCTTAAGGGTCCAGGGCGTTTCTGTTGCGGAGATTCTTGGAGATTCTGAATTTTATGCTGACCTGCTCATCAGGCATCAGGCTCTTGGTTTCAAATTTCTACATGCAACCAGCGATGAGCAGATAGCTATTGTCGACACGTTGTATCGCGGAGACGAGGACCTGCCTTCCCAAGGGGGTACCCAAGATATCGATCATTCTTGGATGAATGAGGATGAGCTGGGAAATCCTCAAAACCAATTTGAGGATACAGAAGACTTCATTCAGGGGAACTGGCATTTAGACAATCCATTTGTGGAAAAGCCACCCAGCATCCAAAGCATGTCGATGATAAAGCGTTTGGAGGAGGTTCGGAATGACGACACAATGGTTGTCAGTCTTGAACACCTATATGACACCATGCCCCAACACATGAAAGACTATTTAGAAGACCTCCAATGTCTCCACTCCCTGGGTGTCGACAATGAAGTCGAGCATGGCACAGAAGTCCAAAGCACATCTCACTACGGAACTGGGGTTCCTCATCCTGCTTTGAGGACTCATCCCGTAACGGGAAAGACATCGTTTTGGTTTAGCCCGACAGAAGTTAGCCCTATTGGCGGAGACCCCGAACAATGGGAAAAAATCAAACAGTGGATGCAGCAACAATTAAAGCGTAAAGAACTTCGATTTTCATGGACATGGGACGAAGGCGATCTATTCATTTGGGATAATAGAAATCTCCTTCATGCGTTTAGCCCAGAATTCAAAGTAGGTGACAGGGTCTTTCGCCGATATGAAACAGGAGCGGAGGCCCCCTATTACAATCCCTCTATGATTCAACAGGATTTTGATCCAAGTTCAGCTTCTATTGGTTCATCTAAAGTTGAACAACCTAATCCAGCTACAGCTGCACGCCCAACAGCGACGGCTGAATTTGATGACTCGGTAGATGCTCCGAGTATCGATGATTGGGAAAATGCGATCGGCAATCCGGATCACATACCCTTGGTGCTCACCGAAGGGATTTACGCTCTTCCAGAATACAAGTACCTTGTCAATTCTGTAACGCTGTTTGTTATTACTCAAGACGCTTATTCCGTTATTCCTACTGGAGTTCAAGAGCTATGCAGCCAAATTGATAACCCAGATTTCAAGGGGGTTCAAGTTGCTTACGACCCTGATCACATTCTGATTTCCAAGTACGCCAAATACTGGAATCCAGAGATCGACCCAATTGGACAGATACTCTTGTTCACTAAAAATGGCGACATTGCCAGGGCATACGAATCAGAAGCAGATTTGTTGGCCAGCAGAGCTTTGGAACAAATCGAAGGCATGCTATTAGCCCGTAGAGATTTGCGTCATGCAGGACACGCTTGGCATTATCCGGACTTTATGGATTATCCCAGCCACAAAGTTCGACCGTATCGCTGGGAAAACCTTGCGTTTATGGATTACGCGAACTTTTCTGAACCCCCACCTAAAGATTTCTTGGTGCAATTCGCCATCGATACCGTATTCGGTTGTTTCAATCATCTTGAAACAAATGAAAAGCGTAAAGAAATCATTGAGGAAATCCGCGATTTCTTGAACATCATGCTGGAAATGAATGAGCATGAGATTGGACGCTGAAGTACTCGGTCCTGGAGTAGTTCTCTACAGGGGTGCTGTCGATCTTGATTGGGATTTCATTCGCAACTTTGCGGACGAGTCAGCTGACAAAGAAATGGCTGAAATGTACACCCCGGGAGCAGATCCCATTAGTGGTGAAGAAGGGTTCATTAATCGAAACGGATACTTCTTTCCTGTCGAATCAATGTGGCTTATGCCTCGGCACTGTGCCCACGTTCACCGAGACACGCGTCCGGAAGCTAGAGAAGCCCTACGAGCCCTAGAAGAAGCCAGAGACAAGTGTTTGTGGTATTACCTCCACGAATACCCACTAGCCGGTAAATGCATCTGGTGGAAGATCAAGGGACACATCTTGGTCTATAACCCCCCAGGGTTTTTAGGACTGCATTCTGATCAGAGTACGGATTACGAATACGGATCTCCTCATCCCACCGATCAAATAGCCACACGGACAGTGGTCTCCACGCTGGCCTTTCTCAATGACCATGTCGAAACCGAGGAAGAGTTGGACGGCACCAACTTCACTGGCGGATTAGTTAAGTTCGGATACCTCGATATCGAGTATGCGCCTGTCAAAGGTGACATTCTCGTATTTCCCTCGAACTACATGGCAGCTCACGGCGTTACGCCAATCGGAGGCGGTCCTCGCTACTCTCATGTCGGCTGGTATTGTCATGGAACGCCCAATCCGGACTATAACGAATATGTTGTGGACCCTTTAGCTGAGCCAGAGCGGGCGAAACTCGAAACAAACATCTACATGCCCGAAGGTTACAAACTTCCCGATGCGAAATCTTAAACGACACTCGATCGTTGATATCGGGTACTGGACATGCGAGTTAGATAACAGCAACGGCGAGGCCATTCATAGACTCGTCGTTGACAAACACGAAGAGCATACGGATTTCGATCTGCCCACCGGCAGTATCACTATGGATTTACGGCAGGAAATCACAAGTGCTGCTTGTGCATTGTTGGGTCGACCGTATTACATAGATGCCATTTGGGGCGTGTACACAGGACCTGGACAGTCGGTCATGGCCCATTCCCACTGGTCAAATACCTGGCTGAATCCAGAGGAACACTATTCCTTCTGCTATTACCCCCTTGGCCAAGAAGATGATGCCGACATGGTCATGCACATCATGTATTGCAATCGTCTCGAAAAGCTTGAAAGCATTTCACTTCGCCCTGGCTTGATGGTCATCTTTGGGGCGTACTACCAGCACATGACAACTAGGCAGTTTCCAGATAGAGACCGGGTGTCCATAGCTGGTAATCTTTATCCGTATGAGCCCACAGGCATCCCGATACAACGAGAGATGCGTCAAGGCGTGACGAGCGACGACCTATGGGCAACCCCATGACTTACCCTCTCATCATAGAAGACGCTTCTTTCGAAGATCTCATAGATGATCCCGACCACTTCGTAAAGCTATTCAGAGAATCAAAACTTCTCATCTTTCCTGAACTGCATCTTTCGGAAGAACAGAACGCTCAGGTTCGGGAAGCTTTCGGATACGGTTACTACGGTCACCATGATGAAACTCACAAATTTGCCATAGAGCAAAATGTCGATTTAGCCGGGCCTAGAGATCAGTTGGTTCCCTGGCATTTGGAAAATCTCGATGATCCATATCCACCGGATGCCGTCGGGTGGAATATGACAAAACTTGATTGCCCCAAAGGTCATGGGAACACCGGGTTTGTCAACATGATGAACGTCTATTCGAAACTGGATCAGGAGCATCAGGACTTCTACAACGACCTCTCCTTCATGACATTTCTCAATGCGCGACAAGACTTCGCTGGAATTATCGAAATTCGCAAGAAAATGGCTGCAGGCGAAACAATGATTTCACAACAGCCAACTCAGGCATTCAGATTTGGAGCCGGAGTCATTGAAACCCCGGTTCGAAAAGCAGCTATTCCACATCCACTCACTAACGAATTAACACTTAGGTACATGCCTCAATTCGAGTTTGTGGTGCTGTCAGAGTTCGAGGAACAAAGAACAGTTGCTGACGCCGCAGTCACAGAACTAATACTCGATCCGGATAATCAGGCGTGGTGGGAATGGACGAAGGGTGACTACATTTTTGCGGACTTGGTTGTCACAGCCCATTCAGTCAAGGGTGGATTTGCAGAGGGAGACAGAATACTCGATGTCGCTTTCGGCATGATAGGGGAATACCCCAAACACCTTAGGTCAGGGAGGCAACCTGGCGATGTCCCTCTTGGTGGAGGAGCTTCTCGGGGAGCAGACGGTGTTGCCGGATGAGCACAATTGGGATTCTCCATATCGGAACAATGGGATACACGATGGCAGACGCCCTGATTCGTGGAGGCCACGACGTAATCTCCGCCTGTGATGGACGCTCAGAAGTAACCCGGTCAAGAGCTGTCAGAGTTGGAACACGAGAAGTCGGTACCATTGAGAAAATGGCCGACGAGGCCGACGCCATTATCTCTATCTGTCTCGCTTCGATAGAAGGAGAAATGGCGGACTGGAGCGAAGAGTTACAAACGATGGTAACTGCCGATGGCCGTTACCCGAGGGCTCTCAGATTTCCTCTTGTAGACAAGCTTGTCGAACGCAATTTCAAAGGCATCTTTGTTGATGCCAATTGGGTCCACCCAGAACACTACGAGGACTGGTGGAAACGAACAGATGCTTTAGAAAGCTATGTTGAATGTGGGATTTATGGTTATCCGCTAACTCACGAACATGGTGACCTTAGACGTTTCCTATGGTTAAGCGGAAAAGACGCGGGAACGATCGGAAATTACTTCGAAGATGATCCTGAAACCTCATGTGCGCCTATAATCTTGCCAGATGGAGTGCGCGCAAGAGAGTTCAAGGAAGATAATGCTGACAACCCACCATCAGATTGGGGTCAAAAATGGTTGAGTATGTAGTCCATAACGGTGGGTTGGTCGAATTCCCGGATGCTTTAGAAATCGACCCAGACGCCTTGACTGCCTGGATGGAGCTGCGCCGAGAGTGCGAACCAGAAGACTTCACTCTCAACGAAGACGGCAACTATGTCAACAGGGGTGGTTACACATTTACCCCTGAGCAATACGCAGGATCGCCTACTCGCTTTCTAAACCTCACTCCAGATGGTGAAGATACAACTTTCCATGATCAGATCAGGGCAGTCATGTACGACTGTTTGGTCAAGTATGTCCAGGAATACCCTTCCGTTGCTCGTTCCATTTGGTGGCGCACGGACGGTCAGATCGCCACCTATAAAAACGGCCAGAGCATGGGGAGCCACCAGGATCGTGAAATCGAGTACACGCCTGGGGAAATTCCCCTTAGCGAGGCACCGGTTTTCAATGAAATCACCGGGTCATTAATTCTGCAGGGTTGCGAAGAAGGCGGATTTCTAAAATTTGCTCTGGACGGAGCAGCTATTCCTCCGGTTCCTGGCACTGTGGTGTTTTATCCCTCGAACTACATCGGAGCCCATGCTGTGACCTCCGTTAGGGAAGGCGAAAGAATCTCATATATCGAGTTCTATGGACAGGGCACTCCACCGGGAGGGCAAGGGACAGGACAGATTTGGTTCTCCAACCTCATCAATCCGCATACGGGAAATCAGGATTTTTCCTCCCCGATTCCTGAAACAGCGGGCGGTCAAGCAACTGATGCCGTCGTTTAGACGCCGCAATCACATCCTCGACAACCCATTCATTGGTTTTCCACCAACAGGTAATGACATACCGAACACCTTTGGTAGTCGGTAATACCCCATGTGAAAGTTGAGATCCCGGAAATCCGAGAATCTTCCCACGTTCAGGTTGAATCACTGTTTGTTCTGATTCCGACCCTATGAAAGTTCCCCCCTCCTCAAAGTCGTCATTGAGGTAGACCACTCCGCTATACGCGGTGTCATCGAAATCGATGTGTTCGGGTAGTTCGTTGCCTTTGGTGCGTTTAACTACTTGGAAATACTCGACAAAAGAGTTAGGGATCGGGCAAAATCGGATTAGCTGGCCAAGGAGATACTTCACTTCGTAGGACCGATAGTGTTCATATAGATCTAATACCTGATAAGCCTGAGGTCCTTCATTTTCTCTTTCTACCCTCGTTCTATTCCCTTCGAAGAAACGAATGAACCATTCACATTCCTCAACACTTAGGAAGTTTGTCTGGGTTTTAATTTCATTCATGGTCGACAACTCGTCGTGTAAGACGATGGTCTGGTTCCAACTCCGCCATCACATCTTTCTGGAGATTTGGTAGCCATGCTCGTCCCTGTAGCCCTGGTTTGCGTTCTGGTTGAATCACAATTCCTCTGTCGGGGGCTGAAGTTCCCTGTCCAAATGTCGAGATGTATGAATACCGGGTGCCCTCCGTCACCGGTGTGATTTCGTGAGCCCCCATATAGTTGCTTGGGAATAGGACGTGGTCACCTGGACCTATTCGAACTTCGAGCTTCAAGTGCTCGAACTTCAAGTTCCCCCCATTGAAACCAGTTCCCAGCACCAGTGTTGACGATACGGCGTTGAATAGGGCGGTTTGATCTTTGGGGTGATCTCCATAGCTGTAGTTCACGTCGTTGTCGCCGTGCATCCCAAGTAGGGCTCCAGTTCGATATACGGCAACGTGGCCTCCAGCTTCCCACCAACACGATGGCATGGCATCCGGGTAGAAGGTGCAATAGGTTACAAGGTTCTTGTAAATGGCCTTGTCGCAACGATCAAAAAAATCTGAATCTAACGGTTGGTTTATCCGAATAGGCATAGCGGCAATATGTTCTGCGGGAATGACATGCCCGCTTTGGTTGATACCGAATCTACCCTTGGGGTCCATGTCGTACATTTCGACAAGGGCCTCGTCAGCCATGTCTGCTAGGTGGCTGACAATTCCATCGTCAACATCGATGGTGTCGTGGAATTTGACTACACCTCCGCCCAGGTGGTCAGCCCACATCTCAGTCTTTTGGCTTGCTAATTGAGTATTGGGGAACAGACTGCCTTCGCCATGCTGGGTATTCCATCTTCATTTCGTCGTCAGTCCAGCCTGATAGGTCTATGAAGTCTTTTTCGATATTGGGGCACCACATAAACGGGTCTACCACGCCTGGTCTGGGTTCAACAATGTCCAAAGGACCGTTGGGTTGTACCAATGGAAGCTCTGAACCCTGTCCGTACCAAGCTAGGTACGACATTCGTCGGCTGCCCTCTTCCACTGGCGTAATTTCATGAGCGGCAAGATAGTTGGCCGGGAAGATGAGAATGTCCCCTTCCTGGGCCTTGATGTTCAGATTGGCATAGGGGAAGTGCATTTCTCCGCCTTCTGAGTCGATCAAGTGCATTGTCGTGCTGATCGTGTTGCGGGTGGAGATTTCATACTTACCGATGACGTTGTCGCGATTACTCCAGGAATAGCCAACATCCTGGTCTTGATGGAGACCCAGACGGGCTCCGGGTTCGTAGATGAGAACATGACCACGGTTTCGCCACCACAGGGATGCAATGATCGTTGGGTATTGTTGGATGTATTCCAACACGGCGTGGTAGCACGCTCGATCACATGCTGTCCAGAATTCAGGAGCAAAGTCCAAATGATCGTGTGGGTGAACACGAACTGGCTGTTGGAGGATGTCTTTTTCTATTGAGTAGACAATCCCACTATCCGTGTGGACTGCGTCATCTCCAGAAAATTCATATTGGACGTTTAGCTGTTTATCTCGAAGATCGAGAAGCCGCTCTTGTATGTCCGCTGGAGTTTTGATCCCAGTACGCAAGATGGAAATGCCATTGGCCAGATGTTCCATCTCATAGAGCTTACTAGCTAATCGTGATAAGGCTGGTAAACCCCAGCAGAGTCACCTTCCAGGGATCGTTGCTGTGCCACCGGGTTCGCAGTATTAATCTCGTCATGCGATCCCTCCGTCTGTCGACCGTGTCCGTGATATCCCCTCCACGCCTGACCTGATGGGGAGTGCCTAGATTCAAAAAATCTTTCGTAATCTTGGAAAATCCAAGGAAGGTAGACGGGCGGAAGCCAACCACGGCTCTCGGTTGCATCAACGACTTCGTGACCTTCGGCCTGTCCTTGACCGAATTGAGTTAGATAGGAGTACCGCTGCCCTGAGGTCACTTTTGACACCCCGTGGGATCCAACGAAATTGGCAGGAAAGAATACGGCATCTCCGGTATGTGTTTTAATCGAACATTTAGAAACGGGGAACACAAATTCTCCGCCTTCGTATGTGCCATCCCCGATGTCGATCATCCCATTCAAAACTTGGTACATGGCAACTGCACGTTCTGTTTCGTATCTCAAACCATCTATGACTCGGAAATTTGAATCGTTGTCATTGTGCAGTCCTAAAAGGGCACCTGGTTTGTAAAAGAGAACGTGCCCTCGCATCTTCCACCAAATAGTGTTGAGGATCATGGGATACAGATCTATGTAGCGTATGAGACATTTGTAAAACGCCATTTCACAACTGTTGAAGAACTCGACGATGGGCTCCGGTGTATCTAGCATTACCGGTTCGTTTTCCCCAAGTCCCCCAAGTCGGTAGGGCTGCTCCAAGAGCAAGTTGATGTCATGGCGATTGCCTTGGTAGTCCTCGGCCCATCGCTCGCCCGTTTCCTGTTCCATCCACTTCAAGCCACAGTTAGAAGGTTGGGCCTGTTCATTGACGTAAGGAAGTATTAGATCCATGTCTACATCTATGACATTTTTGAAATGAACCACGCCGGATTCGTACTGCACAAATTCCAGATCAGCAATATCTTTGCAGTCAGCGTCAGTGAGCTTGGGTTGCGGATGAACCGGATTTGGATCTAGACCGTTGTTCGGATTCCCGACTGTGGGCTTATCCGCTGTCACGATAGGCATGGCAATCCCTACGAAAGGCGTTTGGCAATGATCATGCCTTGTTCCATGGGAACATGGTACACATCGAAATTGTCCTGAGCAGCGATATGCCGGTTGAAGCTTGTGTAAGAGTGCCTGTGGGGCCTACCGAGATTGTAGGAAGCCTGGAATCCACTGGTCTGAGTGTAGTGAAGTATCCCTCCGACATTGAGTAGGCCCAGGATGGCGTCGATTACACGGTTGTTGACGGAATGCAGGGTCTGCGGTCCGACACGCACCATGTCGAATGTGCCTGCTCCTTCTCCATCGAGAAGATCCTGCATATCCATTGCTGAATACCGAATATCTGAATAATTATTCGTTACATCGGGCAAGGTGAGCCCGAATTCCTCCCAGTCATACAAGTTGTAACCGTTCAGAACCGTGTAGTCCCTGGTTGGCGTAGGGCCTTCCAGCATGTCAAGCAATGGGACGATTGGGAAAGGGTAGTCAATCAACATCTTTGGGTTAGCTTTGCCCATCAGCTGAGAAAGCATGACTGTGACGGTGTAGGCCCCCCACATTACGTTCTCCCAATTTTCGGGAGCGGTTTGGTATAGATCCATTTTGACCATTTCGTAATCGCCACCGATGGCGATATCTCGTTGGTCCAGACCGAGGGCTGTGTAGTCGGCAGCAACGGCAACTGCCCAATCATTCATCGCAACACTGTTGGCGAACGCTCCATCCCACTGGGTGTTCGAACTGTCACGAGCAACTCGAAGGGCTTTACTCCAATGATTTTCAGCCATCATGCACGCCCAATTGCCAAAGCACGCCTGCGCCACACTCGTCGAACAATGTCAAGCAGCATCTGATATCTGATGTTGTTCCACTCATCTGCTGCGACTAGATGATCAGTACGATCTACTTGCCGATTGGCAGGATAGGTTTCACGAAGTTTATTGACGATGTCATCGATAGTCGTAGTGTCGATGTCTGCCCAGTCGAGTCCTGCAGCAAACATGATCCGCGCAATTTCGCCCTCAACAAATACCAGCTCGGCATCATTAGAGTAGAGCGATCCAACTGTGTCCTGCGTACTCCGGACAGTCATGATCCGTCTCCGGCAGCCCTCCGGAATCCCTGGCAAAAGGTCACGGAGTTATCAGAAACCCATTCCCAAGCGCACAATGTTGGATTCCAACGACGAATATCGTTATCACGCACCGCAACATCGCTGCCGCCATCAGAATACGCTCCGTCTTTACCGCCAAAAAGGAGTCGACCTGCGGCTACGGCGTCTTCCTGGACGGTCATGCCAGTGCTTCCAGAGCCGTGGCCTGCCTAACTACAGATTGATACGAAACATAAGAAATGTCAGTGTCAGCTACGGGAATCGTGAAGGAACTTGAAGCCTCTGCAGGATCCATGCCAAGAGATAAGCAAAGAACTTGAATGGAGTACTCCAAAAATTCTTTAGCATCTGCCTTGGCTGCTGTAATTTGCGCTGCTGTAAGAGCCATGGGGAGACCTTATCAGATCTGTTTACGCCGGTAGAGCTGCGAGATGAGCCTTTACTACGGCCAGTTTGGTAACCCATCCCTCAAGTCGGTGTTCGAGCGGATTGTCCGCTTCGGTTCCGGGCGCCTTGTAATCGTCGCCCAGGGTTGTTGGGTCTTCGCCAACGGTCAACGCTGCTGCGTATAGACCGGGTTCGATAATGGCTATAGCCACGTCGCAAGCTTCTCGCTTTTCGGCATTTGTAAGGGAAGCAGAAAAATCCATGTGGGGCCTCACATCTCGACGTTTGGTGTCGTTCTCTATAATACCAGTTACTTGTAAGCGCATGGTAAGGTCTGAACATGGATAACGATGGCGTGTCACCCCAAGGGGTCATTGACGACCTCGCTGAACAAAACAAGCGCTTGACTATAGATTGTGCCATATTGCGTACAGCTGTCAAGCAATTGCAGGTAGAACTCCGAGCATTGAAAAGTCCGGATCTCCCACCAATCCAACCGGAGATAGAGGGTCAAATCGCCTTGGGCGATGACGAGCCAGACAAAGATTGAGTCCCAATGGAACGAATTTGTTACTCCCCTTCGGAGGACGAACTCTCAGATGCGGAGACGCTAGCTGAGGGCTGGGGTGTCTCGATCCAGGTTGGCGAGAGTCAACGTACCGCAGCATTGGATTTTGATCGAGATTTAGTCCAAATTCTTCAAATCCCCACAGAACAATACTTAGACGTAGACCCTAAAAAGGTCCGCATCAACCAATGTGTGTCTCTCAAGTATGTGGATGAATTCACTAACGTCAAGGGGGTTAGAGTCGAACACACCCTTGCTGGTATGACCGAAGAGGCCATGCCATTGTGGAAAACCCTTGCACATGTGAGGGAATACAGAATCCGATTTGCAGCTGCCGGGAAATGTGAAATCAGGGTTTTCGACGAAGATGGGACCATCGCTACGGATGTAGTTGAGGTTTTGCCGTGGTGAGTTACCCCCCAGACGCTAACCCATATATGGCTCAAAGATCTTTAGAAACTGATCCATTCCCGCACGAAGAACCTGCACCTTTCATGCACTTATACAGATCAGGTTTTGATGGCCAGGCTTTCATAGACGATTTCGAAGCAGAAGAAGGCATCGAATGGGCTTGGGCGGCAACGGGAGGTAGTAAAGAAAAAAGGGTGAGTTTGGTTCGCGATTCCAGAATAACTGATCTTGAAAAGGTCCTCAACGACCCTGTCGTATCTGAATTCAAACCCACTCAACAAACTGGTTTTCCAATTCTGTTCCAGCTAGAGCGAGCAGTCTGGGATTATCGACAAACCTACAATCTCAACCTATCCTTAAACCAGGGTTGGTCTATTCTCAAGTATGGCCATGGTGGCCAATACTTGATGCACACAGATCATGGGGGTGCAGATCCACGTCTCATCTCAGTTGTTGCGTATCTAAATACTACCAAGAATGGCGGATCAACAGTATTTCCCTACATGGATGCTGAAACTGAAGCAATAGAAGGAAATATAGTCGTCTTCCCGTCAAGTTTTCCCTATTCGCATCTTGCAGCCCCTGCCCAAGATACGAAGTATGTCATAGTGTCGTTTTTCCTATGATCCACAATGTCGATACTATTTCACCTTGTGTGGTCGTTTACGAGTGTAAGCACGACTGTGGGAATCTAGTCGAGCTAATCGAAAACGAAGCCAGCAGGCCATGGTCATATATTCCGTTCATAACAGGTTTTGCAGATGAGTTGGGTACTACCAGTGAATTTGCTTCGCTGGAATTAATTTTAGGGGCAGAAAGAGAACCCTTAAAAACAATGAACGACTTATACATAAAGTGCAACGAAATATTAGAAGATTGCCTTGCAGACTATCTCGTGAATTACAACACAAAATGTTCAGACGACAGCGGGTCATTTCTTTACAAGGTAACTGGAAACCATTTTTACTCCACGCCCATCACTGGACCTGATAACTATCATGTAATCTCCAGTATGATTGCCTTAACCGAAGCAACAATTAGGCTTGATCGATTCGACATAGAATTCACTGTT